CCTGTAGCCACGGCAGAGGCGCTTGAATCGGCTTTGCACGATGGCTGGTATTGGAGCCTAGAGGACGCCGCGCTAGGGCCTCCATCGCCCGCGCCAGTGGAAGCGCTACCAGATGCGCCGCAAAACTTGGCGGATGAGCGCGCGACGCTGGTTGCCCAGGCTGAGGCGCTTGGCATTGATGTAGATGGCCGCTGGTCAGAAAAACGCTTGCGGCGCGAGATTGAAACCGCAATTAAGGCTACCGCCCTGTGAGTTACACCAAGCGCCAATTCATCGAAGCGGCTTTTGAAGAGATAGGCCTTGCAGCCTATACCTTCGACATCACGCCGGAACAGATGAATAGCGCTTTGCGGCGCTTGGATGCCATGATGGCAACATGGAACGGTAAAGGCATTCGCCTTGCGTATCCGTTGCCTGGCAGCCCTGATTATGCGGGATTGGATGAAATCACGTCCGTCCCTGATAGCGCAAATGAGGCGGTGATTACTAATCTGGCGCTGCGCCTTGCGCCAGCCTATGGCAAGCAGGTGGCGGTTGAGGTAAAGGCATCAGCCCGGCAAGGGTATGAGGTGCTTTTGGCCCGCGCGACTGCGCCGCGTGAAATGCAATATCCCGGCACCATGCCGAGCGGCGCCGGCAATAAACCCTGGAACAGCGATGATCCGTTCTTCCCGGCGCCGGAAGAGGCAGTTTTGACAGGGCCGGAAGGCCCGCTGGAGTTCTGACAATGCCGTATATCAACCAGCTTTCCGCCTTGGATCAGCTTTCAGGTGGCGATCAACTGCCGGTTTATTCCCCGGCAAATGGCGATGCGCGGCGCGTGTCAATTACGGCATTGCTTGAGTTTTTCCAGGGCAATTTTGCTGATCCTAATTATCTGACCATCATCAACGCGCCGACCAATTCCGGGTTTAACATTCAGATCGGCGCGCAAACGCAAAGCCTGTTCCTGATCTTAAACCCATCGGGCGCCTTTGCGGCTGGCACGATTACTTTGCCGCCTGTGGCGTCTTGTTTTGACGGGCAGGAAATCCTTGTCGCATCATCTCAAAGCATTGCGGCGCTTACTGTGAACGGCAACGGCGCCACGCTGGTCGGGACGCCTGGCGCGCTTGGGATTGGCGGGTTCTTTACCATCCGCTTCAATCGCCTGCAAAGCACATGGTACACGCTTTCCAGTAATACCGCTGGCAGTTTCAACACATTGGCGCTTTCCACCGCGATCAATGACGTGAACGGCAACGAGCTTGTGAGGGTATCTGCCACCGCTTCTGCGGTGAACGAGATCACGATAGCCAATGCCGCGGCGGGTGGCGCGCCGGCAATCAGCGCGACTGGCAACGACACCAACATCAACCTAAACCTTGCCGGTAAGGGGACTGGCGTGTTGCAGGCTGGCGGGGTGCCGGTTGTGACAACGACCGGGGCGCAAACCCTGACCAATAAAACGCTAACGGCGCCGGTTATCAGCACCATCAGCAATACCGGCACCATTACGCTGCCAACTGCGACAGATACGCTCGTTGGTCGCGCGACGACTGACACCTTGACCAATAAGACGCTTGTCGCCCCGGCGCTTGGAACGCCTGTTAGCGGCATATTGACGAATTGCACAGGCTTGCCAGTGGCGACGGGTATCAGCGGCCTTGGAGCGCTTGTGGCGGCTTTCCTTGCCACGCCTTCCAGCGCTAATCTTGCGGCTGCATTGACCGATGAAACCGGGTCGGGCGCGGCGGTGTTCGCAGCGCAGCCCACCATTACCGGCTTGCGGCGCGCGTCGCCCGTCACCAAGACGGCAGACTTCACGCTTGCCGATGGTGAGGATTACCTGATCAACAACAAAGCCGGCTCGGCTTGCGTTGTGACGTTGCCTGCTGCTGGTTCCTATAATGGCCGCGTGGTGACAATCAAAACTATCCAAGCGCAGTCGGTAAACAGCGCATCCGCTAATGTTATCCCGCGCGCTGGTGGCGCGGCAGGGACCGCTATCTTGACCGGCACGGCCGGAAATTGGGCCACGCTCGTCAGCAATGGCACTAACTGGGAAATCATGGCAGGGAGCTAACCTATGACCGTTTTTAGGCCCTTCAATCCAACTCTTGGCGCAAACGCTGTTTTGTCGCCCGGCGCCACCTCAGCATCCGCGGACATTGACGCCACATCAACCAGCGTTCGATTGGTGAATGTGGGGTCAAACATCTGCCATGTGAGGTTTGGAAGCGGCGACGCAACGACTGCCGACACGCCGATCAGAGCCGGATCTGAAATCATTCTTTACAAGGCGCAGGATGTAAACACCTTGCAGCATATCAGCGCGCTCGGAACGACTTTGCACGTTCAAACTGGCGCTTTTGGTGTGTGATGAAAAAAGGGTCAAAATAATAAATGCCGGAGGTGCCGATCATCAGTGGCATTTATACCGACAACGCGGCGGACTTCCGCGTGGCGTTGCCGGTTAATTTGGTTCCGGTCCCGACTAGCGCCGGTATTTCGCGCAGCTATCTTCGGCCTGGCGATGGCTTGGTTCAACTTGGGGCAGGCCCAGGCGTTGATCGAGGTGGCATTGAATGGCGTGGCCAGTGTTATCGCGTTATGGGTTCGCGCCTTGTGCGGATAGATGGCAACGGAGCGTTAGCTGATTTAGGCGATGTTGGCTCAGGCGGATTGGTGACGTTTGATTACAGCTTTGATTATCTGGCCATCGCAAGCGGCGGCGGGTTGTATTACTATAATGGCAGCACTTTAACGCAAGTGACTGATGTTGACCTTGGAACGGTTTTGGATGTTCTTTGGATTGACGGCTATTTCATGACTACGGACGGTGAGTTTCTAGTGGTTACGGAATTGGCCAATCCTTTCGCCGTTGATCCTTTAAAATACGGATCAGCGGAGATTGATCCCGACCCGATTAAGGCATTGCTGAAATTCAGGAACGAGGTCTATGCCTTAAACCGTCATACCATTGAGATTTTCGACAACACCGGCGCAACGGGCTTTCCGTTCCAGCGCAATGAGCGCGCGGCCATTCAAAAAGGCGTTGTAGGGACACATGCCTGTTGCATCATGGGTGATGCCATCGCCTTTCTTGGTGGCGCGCGGAATGAAGCGCCGGCGGTGTTTCTTGGTGACGCTGGTCAAGCGCAGAAGATCAGCACTCGCGAGATTGATACGCTTTTGCAGGATTACACTGAGGCGCAACTTGAGGGGGTTTTGCTTGAAGCGCGATTGGACCGCTCGCATCAATACCTATACGTTCATCTGCCAGATCGGACGCTTGTCTATGATGCGGCGGCTACGGAAGCCTTGCAAGCGCCGGTTTGGTTTGTACTGACTTCTAGCCTGAACGGTTTTGCGCGGTATCAGGCGCAAGGCTTTGTCTGGTGCTATGGCCAGTGGATTTGCGGCGATCCTACCGCCGCACGGTATGGGCGCCTTTCGGATGAGGTATCGCACCATTACGGGCAGCGCGTCCGGTGGGAATTTTCAACGCCGATTGTCTATAATGCGGCGCGCGGCGCGGTGTTTCATGCAATGGAGCTTACATGCTTGACCGGCAATGTAGCTTTAGGCGCTGATCCTTACATTTTGACCAGCTATAGCGTTGACGGACGGTCTTGGTCTGTTCCGCGCCGTGCAAGCGCTGGCAAGATCGGCAACACAACCAAGCGCGTGCAATGGCGCCAAATGGGCTTTATGCAGAATTGGCGCGCACAACGCTTTCAAAGTGACAGTGACGCGCATGTGAGCATCGCGCGGCTTGAAGCAACCTTTGAGCCTTTGGCCGTGTAATGGTTAACCCGCTTCCCATCACTCGGGCGGAATTGGCGCGCTTCCTGCCCAATCATGCGGCTATTCGGGCCTTTGAGGAGCTTTTCCGGGTAGCGGGCGAATTGACGCCGGCGGAAATTACAACCCTGCAAGTGCTAATCCAAGAGGCGACAATCCAAGCGGAAAGCGCAGGCGCCCAGGCTGCGGCTGCCAATGGCGCTATCGCGCGCCTTGTGGATGTCTTGGAGGGGCTGGCGACAGCGCCAGTGCCCGCGCAGGCCGGGACGGATGCGCTTGACTTGCAGGCCTTGGCGCCGGCTGCCACGCCATTGCGGCGCGCGCGGTATGGCACATTCTTCGACACCACAACGCAAACGGCGGCGGCGATCAATACCGCCTATGCTATTACGTTCAACAATACAGACCTTTCCGAAGGCGTCTATCGCGGCGGTACTACGTCGCAAATTTTTGTGGATACCGAGGGGGTCTATAACTTCCAGTTTTCGGCGCAGCTTGACAAGGTATCTGGCGGCACTGGCATTTACAATATCTGGCCGGTTATTAACGGCGTTGACGTGGCCAATTCGGCAACTAGGGTTCGCATCCAGGGCAATGACGCCGAAACCGTGGCAGCATGGAATTTCGTTTTTAACCTGAAGGCTGGCGACTATTTTGAATTGAAATGGTCTGTTGATAACACCGATTGCCAGATTGTCGCCTTCGCGGCAGCAACGCCCCATCCCGCCATTCCATCGGTCATCTTGACCGTAACCGACAACATAACAAGGTGACGCCATGGCCGTAACTGTTAAGCAGATTATCCCCCCAAAGGCGGCGGAAAACGTGCAGACCACGCAATACACGGCGGCGGGATGCAAAACGCTGATTGATAAGTTTACCGTGACGAATTACGGCACCGCCAATGTTGCCTTTTCGCTTAACCTTGTTCCTTCGGGCGGATCGGCGGGTAATACCAATCTGGTGATTGACGCAAAGAACATCGTGCCAGGCGAAACCTATCTTTGCCCGGAGGTCATCGGGCACGCGCTGGAGCCGGGCGGGTTTATTTCCACATTGGCCGGCGCGGCAACGTCTTTGGCCATTGTGGCGAGCGGACGTGAAATCACTTGATTAACAGGCGCGTGACGCGGTAAAGCTGGCGTGCTGAGTAGGGCCGCCGGCAGCCGTCACGCAAGGAGATAGCCTTGGACGGGTTGCACCTACAGACACACTTTCAGGCGATGAACCTGCCACCGGATGCAATGCGCTTCCTGTTGGTGGTCTATGAAGCCTGGCAGGTGTTTGACGATTTCGCGGACGGTGACGCGGTGAAGCGCGAGGATTTGCACGCCACGCTTTGGAATGTCTTTGTCGGGCTTCCTTCCAATCCGTTTTTCCAAGCGCATTCGGCGGCGTTGGTTCCTGCCATGGGAACGGGCATTCTGAAATGGATTGCATCGGACGCGGTGGAGCGTGCGGGCGAGGCTGACGAGGTGTCTTTCGTGTGGCGCGCGAGCTTCTATGATTTGGTTGTGCTGGTGGCGCAGCTTGCGCTTGGCCCTGCCGAGGCGATGCGCTTGGCGCCTTCCATCATGAAACTTTACGGCGAGAAATTCGCTGATTATCGGAAGGAGTTTCCGTAATGCCTGGAGCAGCAGCGGCGGCAGTTCTTGGCGGCACGCAAGTTTTAGGTAGCATCTTGGGCGCCAATGCTGCCCGTAGCGCAGCCTCTACCCAGGCCCGAGCCGCAGAGGCTGGGCAAGCTACGCAAATGGCCATGTTCGAAAGGACGCAGGAAATCTTGCGTCCTTATGTGCAAGCTGGTGAGGCGCAGCTTCCTACGCTTGGCGGCTATGCTGAGGCTGGCCCGCAAGCTTTTGAGCGCCAGCTTGCGCTGGCCGGTTTGGCTGGCCCGCAAGCGCAGCAGGCGGCGATTAGCCAAGTCCAAGCGCAGCCGCGCTTTGGTGCTTTGACGCAGGCGGGCGAAGAGGCGATCCTGGCCAATGCAGCGGCAACAGGCGGCTTGCGCGGGGGCAACACGCAAAACGCCTTGGCGCGGTTCCGGGCCGATTTGCTGGCCGATGAGCTTGAACGTGAATACGCGCGCTTTGGCGGGTTGACGGCTTTCGGGCAAGGCGTGTCGCAAAACCTGGCGCAGATGGGTCAGGCGGCGGGCGCAGGGACAGGCGTGGCAGCAATGCAAGCCGGCCAAGGTATCGCGGCGCTACAAGGCGCGGCGGGCGCGGCGCGGGCTGGTGGAACGATTGGCGCGGCAAGTGCTTATGGCAACCTGCTTAACCTTCCGGCGCAGGTTGTTGGCATGGAATATGGCTTGCGCCGCGCCGGTCAACCCGGCTTCCTATTTGGATAATGCACCATGAGCCAATCCCTTTCCCAACTTCCCCAGGTTCCGAATTACCTGCCCAACATCCAAAGCCCGTTCACGGCGGCGGTGCAAGGCTTGCAGATCGGGCAAGTGTTTGGTGAGGCTGCGAGCGCGCAACAGCAGCGCGAGAGCCTGCAAAGCGCCATGCAAGCCTTCCAGCGCAATCCGTCGCCACAGACGCTTACGCCTCTGCTGACCTCGCTCCCGCCGCAATCTGCCGAGGTTTTGCGAAAGCATTGGGAAGGCATGGAGACCGGGCAGCGCGAAAGTCAGATAGCCTTTGGCGGTCAGGCCATGTCAACCATTCTGGCCGGGCGCACTGATCTTGCGAAGGGCCTTTTTGATCAACGCGCCGAGGCGCTTGAAAATGCCGGGCGCGCGAATGAAGCCAAGTTCTTCCGTGACATGGCGCAGCTTGTCGAGGTGAACCCGCAAGCGGTTTTGGGTGGCACGGCAACCTTACTTGGTGGCACAGAAGCCGGAAAGCGGATGCTTGATAGCATATTGGCGGCGACAAGAGAGCCGGTAGCCCAGAGGCGCGCGGCGGCTGAAACGGTTGGCGCAGAGGCTACGGCTGGCGTGGCGCCAATTCGCGCGGGCGCAGAGGCGGCGCGAACGGTGGCGCAGGCGCAAAATGAGGCAAGCCCTGGCTTGTCTGAGGCGGCAACGGTGCGCGTGAATGATGCTTTCACGGCTTCCGATGCTGCGCGGGCAAGAAGCGCAAAACTGGATGATTTGGCTTCAAGATTTTCGCAGGATACGTTTTGGTCAAGTTTGGCTGGACGGGGGTTGCGTGGCGGTTTAGAACTTCTCGGTTTTGGTTCTGGAGAGTATTCTCAGCTTGTTCAAGAATTTATGAGAATGAGAAATCTTGAAGTTGCACAAGCTCTTAAAGGATTGGCTCCAGTCACTGAAAAAGAATTTGAAACAGT